TCACAGCAGCCAATATCAGCACCAACATTGCCAATGGTAATGTGGGTATTTCAGGCAATGGTTCGGGTTATGTGTTGCTCAGCAATGTATTGCCATGGAATGCCAACACCGGACCGGCAAATAATGCAGTTGATCTTGGCAGTGCCGCATATCAGTTTAGAGATTTGTATGTAGGTAATGTCATAACTCCAGCAGGTAATCAAGGTAATGCTACACAGATACAGCCAGCTTCGGGTGTGGGAGAAAGCGGTGTTGCATTTATCGATGCCATCTCTGGATCACCCGCTGATGTGTCGGCAGGCATTCTTTATATAGAAACTGTAAACGCCACTGGCAACATCACGGTCGATACTTATATCGAAGCCAACGAACTGATAAGTCTGGCAAATCTAACTGTCGGGGACAATGCCAACATAGCCAATGGCATCAAGGTCGGAGGATATGCCAATTTCTTGGGCAACCTACGGGCAGAAAATATCGCCGCTGTGACCAATATCGAAGCACAGTTCTTCTATGGTAACGGATATTATCTCACAGGATTAAATGCTGCCAATCTCATTGGAGCATACAGCAACGCTAACGTGGCCAATTATCTGCCCACATACAACGGCAACATCTTGGCAGGTAATCTCACAGTCAGCAACAATGTCATAATCCAAGGCAATCTACAGGTCCTGGGTAATACCACTACCATCGAGGCCAACAGTTTAATCATCAGCGACAAAGACATAACAGTGGCCAACGGGGCATTAAACGCCAGTCAGGCCAATGGTGCTGGTATCATAGTAGGCGCCAGCAACATCGCTAACATAATCTACCTCAGCACTCCCAACTACTGGAGCCTCTATCCGGGCGTGTACACTGCCGGCAATGTCACAGCAGAAGGCAACGTCAACGCAACAGGTAATATCAATGCTAACAATGCCACCATTGGCAACATATTGACTGCCAACACAGGTAACTTTATCTGCTGTCTCCAGATTGGAGGCGCTACTACCACTTATTTCAATGCCTACACTACCAGTAATGCAGCTGATCAAGTGTTGTATCAAGCCAACGCTGACATCAGCGCACAGTTAGATTTCAATATCATAGCAACAGACCCCACACTCATGGGTGGCAGCAGACAAAGTTCCAAGATCCTCAGCACAACCTACGGAAACAGCACCGACTTCGTGGAATATGGGGGTGTATACATAAATACTCCAGTAGGAGATTTTTCAGTGGATCAATCCAGTGGCAACGTGAGATTGCTGGTCACCCCACAGACAAATGCTAACATAGCATACAGCGTGTTGGTAACAAGATTATTATAATATAAGGGGCAACTTAAAATGGCATTGAAATCATTGAATTCACCAGGCGGTTTTAGTGTAGGTGAAATCACCACAGGCGCGATTAATGTAATCAGTAGCACAGGTAATGTTACCACAGGCAACCTGATCAGCAACTCCGGCAACACGGGCAACATCAATGTCATTGCCGGTAACTTAATCGTTGATTCGGGCACAGGTTACATCTACGGTAACGGATATTTCTTGTCAGGTGTTGCTGTAAGCAGCACATATGGCAACAGCAATGTAGCCAACTTCTTGGCTTCAAATGCCAATGTCACTCTTACCATTGGCACAGGTAACGTTACCACACAAGGCAACATCTCGGGCAGTTACTTGATAGGCAATGGATCAACACTATCCAGTCTTAAATTTGCCAACATAGATCAGTTTGCCACAGCAGGTCTTACAGTTGATGAGTTATATCTCCAAGCAGTAACACGGTTAAATGTTACTGCCAGCGGTTCATCTGGTTACATATTTGATCAATATGGCGCTGGACTAAATCCTGTGTTGTACGTTACATCTGGCGAAACCATTGCTTTTAATTTAGATGTCGCAGGACATCCATTCTTGATCCAAACATCGGACGGATCTAATTATAACGATGGGTTAGTCCATGTAACAACATCAGGTATAGTCACAACAGGTGCGTCTGCACAGGGACAGATAGCCGGAACTTTATACTGGAAAGTACCCTATGGCATCACTGGCAATTACAAGTATCGGTGTTCCATCCACGCAGGCATGCAGAACGCCATTGTCATAAGTGATGGTAATGTTGCTAATCTAAATGTAAACTCAGCAACAACAGCAGGTACCGTCACAACCGCAGCACAACCAAATATCACCAGCGTTGGTAATCTATCATCACTGACGGTATTGGGCAACGCCACAGTAGGTAACTTGTCCACTGCGGGCAATGTCACGGCAACAACGGTCAAGACCGGTACTATCACTACCACGTCGGGTGATCTTATACTTAATTCCGTGGGCGGTGCCCTGCAGTGGGATGGTGCTGGCAATATAGTGATGAATTATCAGTGGATCAACAATCTTGCCAATCCCGTACAAGATCAAGATGCTGCTAGTAAGATCTATGTAGATAATTTAGTCTCTACTGCTATATCATATCACACATCAGTGGTGGCAGCCACCAATATCGACCTGGCTACCGCTACGGGTGGTACCATTACCTATAATCAACCAAATGGAGTTGGTAATGGTGTGGGTGCCACACTTACTACCACAGGTTCGTTCAACCTCATCGACACAGCCAACGTACAGTCAGCCAATGCTCGTATCTTGGTCAAGAATGAATCCAATGGCGCACACAATGGTATCTATGTTTGGTCCAATGCCACTGCTATCACCAGAGCAGACAATGAGGATACTGCCGGCGTAGGCACTGCGTTTGCCCTAGGTCTCAATGACTACTTCTTTGTCACTGGCGGTAACGTCAATCTTGGCACAGCATACATCGTAGATTCTCCCAATACTGCCATAGTTTTTGGCAACAGCAATATCCAGTTTGCACAATTTAGCCAAACACAGGTCTACTCAGCCAATAGTCAAGCTGGTCTGCAGCTGATTGGCCAGCAGTTCAATGCAAAAATTGACAACAATACCACAGCATTTGATGCAGGTGGCAATATCATTGTCAAAGCCGGCGCTAACTTAACTACACCCAATATTGGTGCTGCCACTGGTACTAGCCTTTCTGTTACAGGCAACGTTTCGGGCGGTAATCTCACTGCAACCGGTCAAGTATCTGCCACAGGTAATATCAGTGGTGATTATCTATTAGGCAATGGCTATTTTATTACAGGTATCCAGTACAGCAATATCAATGGTGCATACGGTAATTCCAATGTAGCAAATTACCTAGGCAGCAACTCGGCTGTTACTATACTGACCACTGCTAATATCACCAGCGCTGCCAACATCGCTGGTAATTACATACTGGGTAATGGCGCATTCTTGACCGGCATTGCCGGTACATACGGCAATGCAGATGTGGCCAACTACTTGGCCAGCAATGCCAATGTGACTATTACCACCACAGGTAATATCACTACCACTGGTAATATTTCAGCTGGTAATTATCTAGGTTCAGGCGACAATGTTACAATTACAGCCGGCTCCTACAACTGGACATTTGACAATCTAGGCAATGTCACAGGTACAGGCAATATAGTGACCACGGCCAATGTTGTGGCAAATTACTTTATTGGTAACGGAGCGCTGCTAACTGGATTATCTGCTTCCTACAACAATGCCAACGTAGCTGCTTATCTAGCCAGTGCGCCCAATAACTTTATCACACTGGGCAATAGCAACAGCAACATCACCACAGGTGGTACTGTACGCACCTATGGCGATGCCATAGCCAACAACTTTACTGCAAATAATGCGCTGATTTTGAATGGCATAGAATTTAATGCTGTTACTGTAGAGGCCTATACTCAGCAAACCACTACAACTTCGCTGTCTAATATTGCGTCTATCACTGTGGCCAGTTTGCCCGCAGATACTTCTGCTGTAGAGGTTACCCTGCGTGGCCGCGATCTTACCAACACACAAGCAGGCAAGATCATAATCACTTGGGGCGGTGCTAACATGAACTTCACACGCTATGCTGAAGTTATCGCTGGCAACGGTTGCGGAACACCAAATGTGGCCTATGACGGAACTACGCTGACACTGCAGGTCACTCCTGTGACCGCTAACTTGATAACTTGGAATGCCAAAGTAGTTACAGTATAATCACAGTTGAATGCTGGAAAACCACCGTTCAACGGTGGTTTTTTTTGTCTGAGCCGTTGCTGCAAAAACCAATAAATAAGTTAAAACGTGTAGATCTATATGGCCCAAAAATCTTTATTTTCTCCCCAAGGCTTCAGTGTTGGTAATCTGTTTAATCCCACCGGTGTCATACTAGCCAACGCTGATATCACTGCTGGCAATGCAGTCAGTGCCAACTTCTTCATTGGTAACGGTGCTTTTTTAACTGGTATATCGGTAGGCACTGGCTATGGCAATGCCAATGTAGCTAACTATCTAGCCAGCAATGCCAATGTTACCATCACAGTTGGCGTGGCCAATATCACTACTCGGGGCAACATCACAGCAGGTTATTTTTTAGGTAATGCTACCTTTGCAGAGGGAGTCAGTAACACTTTTTTTGGCAACGTAGCGCCCAGTTCACCAGCACAGGGCGACATCTGGATTGACAGTGACACAGGTATACAGACCATTTATTTTGTAGATGCCGATGGCGGCCAGTGGGCTGAGATGGAAGCCAGCAAGGCATTTTCAGTCAATAATTCTAGTACTATGGGTGGTGCTAATCTTACCTACAGCAACACAGCACCTGCTTATGCTGTTGTGGGAGATATGTGGATCACAGCCAATACAGCCAAACAATTTGTCTATTTCAATGATGGAACCAGCAATATCTGGGCTGAAATGGAAGCCTATCAGACCTTTTCCAGCACAGGGACAACTTATGGAAATGCAAACTTAGTATCCTATGGTGAACAGGGTTGGGCAGGCAACATCATACCATCTACCAGTAACATATACAATCTTGGCAGCGCCAACTATCAATGGAACAGTTTGTATGTGGCCAGCAATACAATTTACTTTAACAATGTACCAGTGAGCGTATCCAATTCTGGACTGACTGTAAATGGCAGCCCCACTGTCACTAGTAATGCAGCAAGATATGTGTTTGTATCTACGTCGGCTCCTACATCCGGCCAAGGTAATGTAGGCGATATCTGGTATCAGACATACTGATGAAAGAATACATAGTTACTCTTAACAAAGATGCCGACCTTGATGCTTTTTGGGCAGAAATAGAAAACAGCGGCAATCTTGCACCCACAGTACCAGCCAGATCTGTGGCCATAGTCAACAATCGCAATCCCATGCCTAGACTGTGTCACTATCTCTTGACTGATCAAGAAGCTGATACACTGCGGCAGGATCCCAGAGTAGCAGGCGTAGAAATACCTCCGGAACAGAATCCTGACATCATACTAAGTCGTAATCGCACAGTACAGTTCAGAGATAATTTTAACAAAACCAGTCTCAGTATCAGCGACTATGTTAATTGGGGATTGGTACGCAACAGTTCCTTGACCAATTCCTATGGTAACAGTCTAATATCTAACATTGGATATGGCTACTTTGTGGATGGCACAGGAGTAGACATGGTCATAGTAGACAGCGGCATACAGGCCAATCATCCGGAATTCCGTTATATTGGTAATTTAACATCTCGGGTTCAACAGATCAATTGGTTTACCGAATCGGGTGTTACCGGAACCATGCCGGGAAACTTTTACACAGATTACAGTGGTCACGGCACACATGTGGCTGGCATAGCCGCGGGACAGACCTATGGTTGGGCTAAAAATGCTGCTGTCTATGCCATTAAATTGGAAGGGCTACAGGGTGCCACAGATCCTGGCTCAGGCTTGACCATAGATCAGACATTTGACGTGTTAGCGGGTTGGCATGAACGCAAGATGAATCCAGCCAGTGGTTATTATACTGGACGTCCCACAGTGGTCAACATGAGTTTTGCCTATGGAACTGGCATAGTCAATTATTATTACTTGCAAGGTGGTAACTATCGCGGTAACAACTGGAGCACGGCCAATGTATGGAATAATTCTACATACGGGCTGACATGGTACAGCGGCACCACTTGTCCCATAAGATCGGCCAGCATAGATGATGGGGTAGAAACACTGATAGATGCTGGTATCAATGTCTGTATCGCTGCTGGCAACGAAAACTTAAAGATTGACGTGCCCGGTGGGTTGGATTATAACAATTACATAACAACAGTACAATCTGTTGGGGGAATTGGCAATCTGTTTTACTATCAGCGAGGTGCCAGTCCTTATTCTGCCAATGCCATGATAGTAGGAGCCATGGATTCAACTGTGCGCAATTCCACCACAGATCAAAAAGCCACTTACTCCATGGCAGGTCCTGGTGTGGATATTTTCGCAGCCGGCAGCAATGTCATGAGCGCCTGCAGTAACGTAGATGACATCGGTGGAGGTCAGACATACTACTGGAACAGCAACTACAAACAGATCAACATTGGCGGCACATCCATGGCCAGCCCGCAGGTAGCAGGTATCATATCTTTTTATCTTGAGCAATATCCCAATGCCAGTCCTTCTACAGTTAAAGACTGGGCAGTAAACAACGGTACATACACCATTTATAAACCCTATGACGCTGAAGACAATGACTACAACAACAATCGCAGCCAGTGGGGCGGCAACGCACCAGTGGCTTTTTCCAGCAGTCAAGGAGCATTGGTATCAACGGTGCAAAATAACTGGGCAGTGGCCAACACTGTTTACATTAAAACTGACAGTAGTTTTTGGACTATAGTGCAAAATATCTATACTAAAACCAGTGCCAACACCTGGCAAAAGGTATATTAGAGCTATGAATAAATATTAGAAACAGAGACAGAATCATCATGGCATTGAATTTTCCTTCCTCACCCAGCATCAATGATACCTATACCTACGGTGACAAAACCTGGGTTTGGAATGGTCGTTTCTGGCAAATACAAGCAGCGGGCGCTATCAATGATATCGCAATTGGTAACATCACTCCCAACACAGGCGCTTTTACCACACTAACTGCCACAGGTAATATCACTGCTCAGGGCAATGTCCAAGGGCAGTACATACTGGGCAATGGAGCATTCTTAACTGGCATTTCCGGCAGCAGCACTTATGGCAACGCCAACGTGGCCAATTATCTGCCCAACTATGGCGGCAACATTTCGACCAATGTAGTATCGGGTAATTTTTATGCCAACAGTATCCTGCCCTGGAGTCCCACAGCAGGACTAATCAATGATGCAGTAGATATTGGAAACAGCACCCTATCCTTTAGAGACATCTATGTTGGCAATGTCATAACTCCTGCAGGTGATCAAGGCAATGCCACGCAGATACAACCAGCGTCGGGCGTGGGAGAAAGTGGCGTGGCGTTTGTTGATGCCATCACCGGATCAGCAGCTGATGTATCAGCCGGAACACTTTATGTAGAATCTATCGATGCCATTGGTAATGTCACTGTAGATACATTTGTAGAAGCCAACGAAATCATTGCACTGTCTAATGTATCAGGCACAGGTGGCAACTTCTCGGCAAACGTTACAGCTGCTTATTTTTTAGGCAACGGTGCTTTCTTAACTGGTATTTCAGCAGGCAGTTCTTATAGCAACGCCAACGTGGCTGCTTATCTTCCCAACTATCAAGGACTGATTAGTAATGTAGATTTCCGCAGCACCAGTCCTGCTGCAGTGGCCATGGTAGTCACAGACAGACCCATTACCATTGGTGGTAATACCTACAGTTACATAACCATCCCCAATGATGGCAATGCTAACTCGGTGGCCACCGAGTTGACCAATCATGGTCTAGGTAATGTGCTGATCAGTTCTGGGCCCGACGATCACGAGTGGATTTTTGACAACACAGGAAACTTAACTGCACCTGGAAACATACAAGCAGGCAATGCTGTCAGCGCCAACTACTTTTTAGGTAATGGCGCATTACTAACTGGTATTACAACAAACTATTCCAATGCCAACGTCGCCAATTACTTGGCTACCTATAACGGTAATGCACTGTTCAGCAATGTCACTGTGTCACAAGATGCAGTAATTTTAGGCAATCTCCGTGTTGAAGGCAATACCACTTACATCAATGTATCTGATCTAATCGTAGAAGACAAAGATATCATAGTAGCGGCCAACGCCAATGCTACCATGACCGATCTCAACGGAGCAGGTCTGCAGATAGGTAACAGATCAGCTGGTGGCAACATCACATTCTTCTACAACAGCACCAGCAATGTCATGACATTAAGCCACGGTGCTAACATCGCCAACGTGCTGAATGTCGCTGGTAATATCACTGCCACAGGTAATGTCAACACTGGTAATTTAGTAGGATCAGGCACCAATGTAGAAATCGTAGGTGGATCCTATACTTGGACTTTCAACGGTTCGGGCAACTTAGTCCTGCCTGGCAATACATTTGCTGTAAACTATGCCAACGGCACACAGGTAGCATTGGCTGGATCTTACAGCAATACCAACGTCAAAGCATACTTAGGCAACTTCGATGGTAACATCATACCCAGCGCTAATATCACTTACGACTTGGGTAGCAACAGCAATCGTTGGAACGATTTATATCTCAACAACAGCACTATCTATATTGGTGCCCAGGAAATCACTGCCAATGCTGATTCCACAATCTTTTCTGGTAATATCTCAGTAGGTAATTTAGTTGGTACTGGTGATAATGTAGACATCAAAGCCGGTGCTTACACCTGGAGATTTGACAATGCTGGCAATCTTACACTGCCTGCCAATACATCGGCTATCAATTATGCCAATGGTGCAACAGTTCCCGTGGGCTATGGCAATGCCAGCGTGGCCGCATACCTGGGCAGTAATGCTAATCTAACTATCCTAAGTCAAGGCAACATCACTGGCAATTACTTTATTGGCAATGGCGCATTACTCACAGGTGTTGTAACATCCAGTTACTCAAACGCCAACGTAGCCAACTACTTGCCTACATACACAGGCAACATCGCAGCAGGCAATGTCACAGCCACTGGCAATGTACAGGGGGCTTACATACTGGGCAATGGTGCATTATTAACCGGACTGCCAGCCACATACGGCAACAGCAACGTAGCAGCTTATCTAGCCAGCAACGCCAATGTGACATTGGCTATCGGCACAGGTAATATAACAACACAGGGCAATTTAGCTGTTGGTAATTTGATTGGTTCTGGAGACAATGTAGATCTCAAAGCTGGGTCATATACCTGGCGTTTTGACAGCACTGGCAATCTAACACTGCCGGCCAATTCCACAGCCATATATTATGCCAACGGCACACAAGTTCCAGTAGGTTATGGTAATGCCAACGTCGCAACTTATTTGGCCAGCAATTCAGCAGTCACTATATTAACCACTGCCAACATAACTACTGCTGCCAATATCTCCGGTGCCTATATCTTAGGCAATGGCGCACTGTTGACAGGTCTGCCTGCTACTTACGGTAACAGCAACGTCGCTGCTTATCTTGCTGCCTACAACGGCAACGCACTGTTCAGCAACATCACAGTATCGCAAGATGCTGTTGTTCTGGGCAATCTTCGTGTTGAAGGTAATACCACTTATATCAACGTATCAGATCTCATAGTCGAAGACAAGGATATCATTGTAGCAGCCAATGCTTCGGCAACCATGACCGATCTCAATGGAGCAGGTCTACAGATAGGCAATAGAACATCTGGTGGCAACATCACGTTCTTCTATAACAGCACCAGTAACGTCATGTCGTTAAGTCATGGTGCTAATATCGCCAATGTGCTGAATGTTGCTGGTAATATCTCTGCTACAGGAAATGTTTCAGGCAATTGGTTTGTAGGTAATATCAACACTACTAACAGTCTAGTTACATCCGGTAATGTCACAGCCAACAACTTTTTAGGTTCTGGAAGTAATGTAACATTAGAATCAGACAGTTACTCCTGGATATTTGATAACGCAGGTAATCTTACTTTACCAGGTAATACATTTGCTGTAAACTACGCCAATGGCACACAAATATCTTTGGGCGGTTCATACAGCAATTCGATTGTGGCAAATTATCTAGCCAGTAATGCCAATCTAACAATATCAGTTGGTACAGGCAATATCACCACACAGGGCAACATCACAGGCAATTACTTTATAGGTAATGGCGCACTGTTGACAGGCGTGGTAACCTCCAGTTACAGCAATGCCAATGTAGCCAACTACTTGCCTACCTATACTGGCAATATCAGCGCAGGAAATATTACCGCTACTGGTAATGTTACTGCCAATGGTTTCATAGGTTCTAATGTTAATACTCGTATTATTTCCAGCAGTTACATCTGGACATTTAACAACACTGGTAACTTGGTACTTCCAGGCAATACATTTGGCGTCACATACGCCAACGGCACCACAGTTAGTCTAGGTGGAACTTACAGTAATGCAGATGTAGCAAATTATCTGCCCACTTATACAGGTAACATTACTGCGGGCAACGTAATCGCTACTGGTAATGTTATTGGTAACTGGTTCGTAGGCAATGTCAACACTACCAATAGTCTAGTAACTTCGGGTAATGTCACAGCCAATAACTTCGTTGGTTCGGGCAACAATGTTACATTAGCATCTGACAGTTATACCTGGACCTTTGACAACACAGGTAACTTTATACTGCCCGGTAACAATACTGCTATCTATTATGCCAATGGCACACAAGTGCCTGTGGGCTATGGCAATGCAAATGTAGCTACATATCTACAGGCATACAATGCCAACGCCTTGTTTAGCAATGTCACTGTATCTAGAGATATCTTGATATTGGGCAACTTACGTGTTGAAG